TTTCCATTATGTAAACAGACTAAATTATTTAATTGCATCTGAACCTTATGAAAAAGGACAAAGAGAATTTGAAGACTAAGTAATATGGAAAGTAATAAACACGACCTAGTACTTAAATCAATTATGACAAGATATGGAGGTTTGGTAAATCTTATATGCCAACTAAGAGAGGATTCTGATGTTGCATATGTCAACATTGCTGATGATACAGATATGGTAGTAAATGAACACGAAGTAGAAGATATAATTAATCAAATTATAACTTAAAGAAAGTGAAAAGAAAAAATAGTATAGGAGAAAACATATTCACGTTGATGATACTTGCGTGGATATGTTTTATAATAATCAAAGTATCGCATAATTTATTAAGATGATGAATAATAATTTTTGGCAAATGGACAACTCAGATTTTAATGAGTTAGTCGAAGAAAAACAATTAGACCAAGGAAAATGGTACTTCTATTATAATGAAAAACTAGACCAATGGGAGGCTGTTATGCATGGAATTTATCTACATGTATTTAAAACTTTAGAAGACTTAATGTTCAGAAAAAATGAAATTGATTTTTTTGAGTATGACGAAATTGAAAGCGACAAGATTGGCGAGGAAGTGCTGACAAATTCTAAAGGACAAGCAAGAGAATATTAACTAATAAAAATTAAAAAATGAAAGATCAAACTTATGTTGCAGTTGTGAAAGCAAGTTTTTACGCACAACTTTTATTAGAGTCTTTAGACGAGTTGGAAGATACTAGAGTATTTAGACAATCATTAAAGTTTAAAGTAAAACAAGCACAACTAGAATTGGAAAAACAAAACTCAAGATTCATTGAGACGATGTTTAAGAATGACGAGGAATTTCTAACCAATCTTCAGACTCATACAGATGAAATGTTAGACAAGATATCAAGACTTGGAATAGATGAGATACCATTGGTAAATAAAATACTAGAGGAGTATGAAAAAGATGCTGACCATTGGAAACAAAATTTAACTATACAATTTCAAAAACTAAATTCATAATTATGGCGACTAATATAAAGATGGGTAAATTTTTAAAACAAAATGTTCTGGACACAATATCTAGAAAATACAAATTTAATCCTGCGAGGTCATTGCCATACTTAAAAGAAATCTCAACACAACTTAAAGAAGTACAAGAGTTGATAAACGAGACATCAAATTATATGTGTGAGGTTGAGAGAATAAAAGAGGAAGATGAAAACAAAGAATTTTTAAACAGACAAACAGATGAGCCATTTAAGTAAAAAAGACGAGGAATTAAAAGCACAGATTAGAGGGATGTTTCCTAACGGGACAGACGAACAATTTATAAACAACATGTTTCATAGTATTAGAGGAAAGCAAATGTTATGGGATTTGTTAGATGATGGATCAAATAACAAGTTACCTAACATCACATAAAAAAAAGATCGAATGAATAATAATACAAACCATTTTAAAGAGAAAGAAATGAGGACACTTAACAATGATATTGAAATTATTTGTGATGCAGTAGCAGTTGTAACCAAAGCAGACCCAATGGCTAAAAACAGGATTAGGGAAAATGTTGATGCAAGAAGGATTGCCTATAAAATATGTAGAGATGTTTTAAACATTACTTATATAAGAATAGCAAAATATTTTGATAAGAATCATGCATCTGTTCTGCATGGACTTAAACATTTTGATGATTTATTTCAGACTGAAAAAGATTTTAGAAATAATTATAACGCAGTAATGAAAGTCATAGGAAGTATAGAGTTTTCTGAAAATCCTATTATAGACCCTAACAATATAATAGTTGACTATGTAAATCTACAAACTGAAACAATGAATATAAGACAGAAATATAACTTATTGTTAAGATCATTAAATATTAAAGTTATAGAGAAAATTGACGAATTATTGAAACCAATACACAACGATCTTCTACATAAAATTCTACAAGATGATAACTGTTCAACGGATTTGCAAAAAACTTTACACGATATACTTGTATTAAAAGTAAAAAATATTTAATTTAGTGTACTGGTGTTCAACCGACTAACTAATTAAATAGAAAAAAACTATACAATATGAAAACCAAAAAAAGAAATAGATCAATTGATATCTTCAGAAAAAAAGCACATCAACTTTTACAAATTCCAGAAATTCCAACAACTGAAGTTTGCTTGTATATATACGGGACAAAAGCAAAAAAAAGTACGTTAAACCAAAAGAAAACTGGGGCTTCACCTCTGTTTTTTGAAGAGTCGTGTAAGATTATAGAATACTATGGTAATGTTTCAGATAAAATAGAGCAAATCATTAACGGAGAATAACAAATCTTACAAATTTATTATACATTTTAAATAATATTCATATGAATACAGGAACCTTTTTATCTTTACTGAAACAAATTATATCTCTATTAGAGGATGGTTCAATCTTGAACTATGGTAAGAAATTTTCAAGTCTTACTATTACCTCCTACAGACAAGTTTACAATCAAATGTCTAATTATAAGTTTAACTTCAATATAGAAAGTTTAGACCTAAACAATGTTACTAACAGAAAGGATAGACTTAAGGTCACCCGAAATTTACAGACTCATGTAAATAAATATTTGAATATGATGTTAGACGATTGTAAACATCACAACACAAGAAAGACACATTTAAAAATTATAAGAACTACTTTAAAGAAGGCAGAGAATTATTATGGCTATTTGTTTCCTAAGTTACAAAGCATGAGAGAGTTGCAAACAGAAGTCATTGCTTTAGATCCTAAGCAAGTTGACTTAATACATAACAACAATCCAGGAATCGAACTCGAAGATGTATGGTATTATACAAGACTAATGCTGTATTCTTGTATGAGGGTTAGTGATTTAGTGAATTTTCAAGCCTCATCAGATGATAGTGTGGTTACTATTATAACAAAAAAAGGAGTCGGAGCAATATCTTCTTTTTATTTACCAAAAGATGTTCGTGTATTTCTTGAGGGAAAAGGTTCTTTTGCTCATTCACAACAACATTTTAGAGTAAGACTAAAGACACTACTTAAATCATATAAAGAATTACACGAAAAGAAAATTATCTACACATATGATCATAATGGAAATCCTATTCATGAGGAAAAGTTTTTATATGACATCATAACACCACATAAATTAAGGGCAAGTGGAATAACTTATCATCTTTCAAAAGGTTTGAGTGAGATAGAGGCACGAAATATTAGTGGTCACTCCAATGGCTCTACTGCATTTTATAGGTACGTAAAACACTCTAATACAGACTCTATAGAAAAACAAAAACAATATTCAATCGAATAGGAATTACCTCATATAATATTATATACGAATGTTGAAAACTAAGTAGTTTATCAACACTACAGGTGTTCAACCAAAGGTAAATTGTCATACATTTACTTTAAATAACCACGACATGAAATACAACATAAGCACATGGTCAGATTTGACTACGAGAACAAAGAAATTATTCATGATCGTAAAAGATTTTCGCTAAGAGATTTTAAACTTTTCATGCTTACCTATCACGAAGATATTTGTATGGATAGGAGGATAAAAGACTGGCGATTTGACTGGGAATCCATCTTATTTCACGCAAGAAAATACTATATAGTAAACTTTTATTTAAACAATTTAAAAAACACAAACCCGAATGAAACTGAAACGAAAACTAAAAAAAACATCAATAGGAAGAGGAGTTAATATAGTCCCATGGATCGAAAGGTTAAATTACTTTAATGATTACTTTAGAACTGAGGGCTACACTTTAGAAACTGACATTATCGAAATGAACGATAGTTTTATAGTAATGACAGGAAAGGTTTATAACTCTGAAAGAATATTGGTTGCAGATGGAGTTGCACATAAGAGAACAACAGAACCATTTTCATTCCAAAAATGTCAGTCTGGAGCATTAAACCGAGCATTATTCATCCTCGGTATCGTAGATAGTGGAGAAGATTCTATAATGGATGAAGACGAAGCCAAAGAACTTCAACGAGTAAAAGCATCAAGTGGATCAGATGTTTATCAATCTATGTTAGCATACGTAACTGTTGATTACACCGCAGTAGAAAAACGTATACCCGCCAACAAATCACTTTTAACTAGTGAACAGATTAAGGAATTAAAGACCTTAATAAATGCCGAAAAATCTAAAAAGGCTATAACACAAGCGAGTAAATAATCATCTAGGGAGGACACAAACCAACAAGAATTATCAGTGAAGACATCCGTCTTTACCTGTCCTCCCTTTTTCTAAAATGAAACAATGGAAAGAGGAATTACAGAGAAATTATCAACTAGAATTACATTTAGGCTTACACCAAGCGAGGTTCATAATTTACATTACATAAGTCAATTAAAAAATAAAAATATCTCAGAAATAATTAGAGAAGCACTTAAAAAAACCTGTAAAATATGAGTAAGATAAAAAGAATACCAACAGCAAACCTACCATACGAAGAGTGGGTTGCATTAAGAAAAACTTTAGTATACAAAGGAATGGTCGGAGGATCTGATGCCTCTACTCTATTAGGATTGAATCCATGGACATCTAAAATTACAAGATGGAATCAATCTGTAGGTACTGCTAATATGAAAAACATTGACAATGAGGTAATGTTTCATGGAAGACTTCTAGAGGATTATGTTGCTGATTTATGGCAGTATTGGACAGGTGATCCAATTGAAATGATTGACAACTACCAAAGTAAAACTAAGTTAAGAAAGTCTATCAGAAGGAACTCAATCTTTATTAATGAAAAGTATCCTTTTTTGTTTGCCAATATAGATAGACAGATAACAAGTCACGATGAAATGTCTGGAAGAGGTGTATTAGAAATTAAAACTATTTCGGGATATAATGCTGACAAATGGGAAGGCGGAATTCCTCCATACTACATTGCACAGATTCAATTGTATATGCTTGTATTGGAATATGACTATGGTCAGTTTGCTTTTTTAAAGGATGGTAGACATATGGATGTATTTACTGTAGAGGCAAATAAAAACATACAGGAAACTATTCTTATTGAAGGAGAAAAGTTTTACAATAGTGTTCAAGAAGCAAGAGGACTAATTGATATTGAAGAAGTTCAATCAAACTCTAATGATGCTTATAGATTGGTATCACATTTAGAACCCGATGTTGACAGCGAGTATAAAGTAGATTTAGATCAATTTCTATCTTTTAAACATAAGGCTATGCTTGATAGAGTTAAGATTGATTCTGATGAAGAATTGACTGAATTGACTCAACAATACATTCAGTTTAGAGATGAGGAAAAGATTTCTAAAGCCGGAAAACAATTAGCAATGCAACAAATAAAACAAATTCTATTACATAGAGGGGCACAAGAAGTTGACTTTGGTGATAGTGGAAAGATCGTTTGGGGAAAGACCTTTAACGTAAGATATAAAGACACAAAAATATTAAACTTTTAATATGAAACTAGAGGATATAAAAATTGGCATCATACATAATTTAGCAGTAAAAAATAAACACACTCTGGAGGTTGACTCTGTACTTGAAGGTAACTCATATTTTGGCTTATGTATTTTTGTAGGTGTAGCAAGAATGTTTAATTTTTCTCTTGAAGAAATACAAGATTACTTAAGAGAGCCAATGGATCACATTGAATTCCTTGAGGAAAAATTCTTAAATATTTTAGGCACATATTTTAGCACTAAACAACCAAGCCTAACTACTAAAGGTTTTTATACTAAAACTAATTTAATACTAAACCACATTAGACTTGAGCACAGGAAAACTGTTTCTCTTGCAGATATAATAAAAGACAAAATTAAATGAATATAACTGTATTAGGACAAATAAAATTTATGTCTCCTATTAAAGAAGTCAACGGAAGTGATGATAAAGAACATTCTTTTTTCACTATATGGTTAAAGACTCTTGAAGACTCATATATCGCAGTTAATTGTTGGGATGAACTAATAGATAAAACAAAGACATTTAAGTTAGGAGATATAGTGACACTTGATTGCAGACTTGAATCACATAGGAACAAGAAGAAACCTACATTATTTTATCATAAAATATTATTAAGATGATTAGGTCAACAACTATAATATATGAAGTATTAAGAAAACATGACCTTTCTCCTTTAGCATATATGCTGTGTGATTTAATATACAAATACACATCTATAGATGGATTTTGTGATAAAACACTTACAGATTTAGCAGAGGAATTAAACTCATCTTCTAGAACGATGAGCAGATATATAAATGAATTGACAGATAAAGGAACTCTTGAAAATATTGGAACCAAAGCACACCCAAAATTTAGAACTACTCCTCTATGGTTTAGAGTAGCGGTTGCTGATAGCAATGAAACAATATCTCTTGAGTATCAAAAAGTATGTAGTGAAGTTATCTCATATTTAAATGAAAGATTTAAACACAAATACAATCCAAGAACTTATGAGAAAAGGTTTAAAAGCATCTTATCTAAAAAGTTTGATGGGAAGTTGATTACAGGATCACAAATGGTAGATGTGTTTGTTTGGTGTAAAGAGAATTGGAGTCAAAAGTATCAGTCCTCTGTAACACCCGAAGTAATATTTGGAAACAAATTCGTAGAGAAGTACCTAATACAATATAAAGAGTGGGAGACAATGAATAAGGTCGCCCCCAACAGAAAGAACGTAGCAATAATATGACTGATAATTTATCTAAACTGCAAAACCTTGGCATTGAAGTCAATGGAAATAGTAACTCAGAGCCTCAAAAGACTAAATGTCCTAAATGCTCACACACAAGAAAGAAAAATAGAAATGAAAAATGCCTTAGAGTTTGGGTAGAAACAGGAACTTATTATTGTCATCATTGTGGAGACAATGGATCAGTTGCAGAATATGAGTCAGATTATGAACTACCAAATGTAAAAGCATCTCCATTAAGCGAAAAAGTTTTAAAGTTTTTCAAAGATAGAGGTATAAACGAAAGTACAATAGAATATTTTGGAGTTACTGAAGGTCATGAATATATGCCTCAAGTTTCTGCTGAAAGACCTGTGATACAATTTAATTACATACGAAAAGGCAGAAGAATTAATATAAAATTTAGAGACTCACAGAAAAACTTTAAACTAAACAAAGGGTCTGAAATGATCATGTATGGTTTAGATTTAATAAAACCTGCTTCATGGTGTATTATAACTGAGGGAGAATTTGATGCTATGGCTTTTTATGAAGCAGGTATACAAGAAAGTAAACTTATGTTTGCTTGTTCTGTTCCAAACGGAGCATCTACAGGAAATCAAAATTTAACATATTTAGACAATAGTATTGATGAGTTTGAAAATAAAGACAAAATATATTTGGCTTTAGATAATGACGCACCAGGAATTAAATTAAGAGATGAATTATCGAGAAGGCTAGGAAAGGAAAGAGTCTGGTTAGTTAGTTTTCCGGAGGGATGTAAGGATGCCAATGATGTTTTGCTAAAGCATGGGTCAAAAGAATTAGTTAACTGTATTGACAATGCAAAACCTTTTCCTTTAGAAGGGGTAAGTAAAGCATCAGATTCTCGATCTGAAATACATAACCTTTATAACTATGGAATGCCTAAAGGTGATACCATAGGATATGAAAAGTTTGATGAATTAATGTCGTGGAGACCAAGTGAATTTACACTTGTAACAGGTGTCCCCGGTCATGGTAAATCTAGTTTTGTTGACCAAGTAGCAATAGAACTTGCTAAGAAAGGTTGGAAGTTTGGAATATTTTCTGCTGAAAAACAACCAATAAAAGTTCATGTTGCAGAATTAATTGAAAAGTATGCAGGTAAAAGATTTGGTAAAGGTTCTGTAGATAATTTACAACCCGAAGAGTTAGACCCTGCTATTGATTTTATAAACAATCATTTCTTTTTTATAAATCTTAAAGATAACGACTTAACAGTTGATGGGATTTTAAACAAGGGTAAGGAGTTGGTCAAGAAACTTGGGATAAACTGCTTAATTATTGATAATTGGGCATTTGTCGAGCATAAGATTGAAAGAGGAATGAATGAGCATCAATACACAGGTATGCAATTGTCTAAGATTAAAATATTTAAAGAATCTTATGATTGTGGTGTTGTATTAGTAGCACACCCTCAAAAACTAAAGAAGGAAAATGGGAAGGTTGAGGTCGCTTCAGGTTACAGCGTAAGTGGCTCTTCCCACTTCTTTAATAAAGTGGATAATGGCATTACCGTCTATAGAGACTTTGAAAAAGAACTTGTTGAAGTTCATATATGGAAAGTTAGATGGAGGTTCACAGGAAAGACAGGTATGCAAGAGTTTAAATACAATTTAACAACAACATGTTATACAGAACATAACGAGGATCAATATGAGACGACATCAGGGCAATTCCCGAAGTTTAGAGGACAATAGTCAAGATCTATATAAAGTGACTTGGGCTATAAATAGATGGGGAGGAAAAATAGGTAAGCAAGAAAAATATGAAAGTGGAGATCTTTTACGTCTTGCTAATATAGATGAGATTGTTCCCGGGAAAGAAGAATATTTTATGAGACCTAATGGACATGGAAATGATTATTATCTCATATATAAAGGATTTGATAAATCAACAGAGTATAAGGATATTAAAAGTTTTGTAAAGCACAAAATGATTTATGTCTATAAAGATTTTAATAAATATGGCAAACACTAACAGAAACAAAGGTCACAATTACGAGAGACAACTAGTTAAGGATTTTAAAAAACTAGGATTTGAAAATTGCGTTACATCTAGATATGGTTCTAAGATGTTAGATGACCAAGGCATTGACTTAATGAACACAGGAGACTTTGCTGTACAAGCAAAATGCTATAAGAGAAATCCACAGTATAAAAAAGTATTGGCAGACATGGTTGTTAAACCAACAGATGTCCCAATTATTTTTCATAAAGCACCAGGAGGCAAAGAATACTGCATCCTACATAAAGAAGATATGATGGAACTAATACAAATGTTGATTAGTAATAAAATTATAAATACACCATAGGAAACTGAAAAAGTCCTAAAATATTTTTAGGCGAGGGGCTTCAAAACCTCTGAATATATATAACACTTTAATTATTTAATTATGAGCAATTCATTAGAATTACAAGGACGTATCAAAGAAATCTCTGATGCACAAACCATTCAAACTCAAAAAGGAGACATTGAAAAAAGAGTATTAACAGTTGAATTAGGTGCTGATAGTCAGTATCCTGTGGACTATCCTGTTGAAGCAATTGGTGCTAAAGCAAACCTGTTTAGTGCATACAAAAAAGGAGACGAAGTATCAGTTTCTATTAACCTCAGAAGTTACAGAGATCGTAACGGAGAGTTAAGAACTGCTAATGCTAACGCATGGAAGATCACTTATGCAGATGGAAACATTCCAAATGGAAAGGCTAAATCTCATGAGCAAAAAGTTGAAAATTTTGTTAACGGAAAAGAAGAGGGATCTGATCTACCGTTTTAATAATGGATACTAGAGAAAAAATTGAGAGGGTTGGTGCCGAAATCATCAGCCTTCTCATCTCTAAAAACACTGATTATGGTGATAGTGCTACATCACCTATAAATGTTTTTAGTGAGGGCAACGCAGTGGCATCCTTATGTGCTAGAATAGATGATAAATTATCTAGAATAAAACAGAAGGGTATCTACGACAAGACTGAAGATACTGTTAAAGATCTTACAGGCTACTTGATATTATTATTGATTGCTTTGAAAAATGAAAAACAACCAGAGATAGAAGAACAAAACAGAAACAAACCTTTTAGAGATCATTCTGGATGGTTTGAGACACGAACATAAAACTAAAAAATATGATTACTAAGCCAAACGCAATTGAAAGTGAAACATTCAATCATTTTAGACAGCAAGAAAACAGAATAAAAAAAGCAATTACACTATTAAAAAAAGATGGGTTCATCGTCTATAAAAGGTCAACAAAGAGTCCAAGAATTTACGATACATTGGGAATAAGCAAACTTATTAAAACAAAATAATAGTATGTCTGACAAAGTTATTCACAATAAAAACAAGGGACTAAATTGGGGACCAATTGATATTATTTGCAGTTTTAAATAATGTGTTTTATATCTGTTTTACAGGTTAAAATTAAAAAAAAATCAAGTTATCCCACGGGTATCCCAAGGGTATCCCATGGGTATCCCAGGGGCATTAAATCTCGCTTTTATTACAATAACTTCGTCCTAATGTTAATAACGTTTCCTCTGATTTTATGTGTTTGTGCATAACTTTGTATGAAACCACCTAAAAATAGTAAATAATATTTTAGGGACCAAATTAGGGACTATGGCTTTATCAATTGGAATAAGAAACGAAACTAATAAAGATGGAACTACACTATTACATGTTCGTTTTAAAAATAAACAGTTTGATAAAAAGATTTACACTCAAATAAAAGTATTAAAAAAACATTGGGATATAAAGAACAAAAGACTGAAACGTAACCATCCCTTTTTTGAATTAAAAAACAAAGAAATAAGAGATCTAAATAATATTGTTGAAGATCTCTATATTCAAAGTGTTGTGTCTGCATTATCGTTTGAAGAAGCGAGAACTAGATTAACTAGTGGTTCTTATGTAAATAATATTGACTCTTACTTAGATCGTTATCTTAAAAGTCAAATGAAGGAAACAACCTTCTCTACTTACAAAGGTAAAATGAGGTCGATTGCATTTAATTTTGGTATTAAAAACTTGACGTTTGAAGATATATGCAATAAAAATAATTGGTTAAAACTTAAGCAATTACTTAATGAAAAAGGCAGAAGTCCACAAACATTTAATTCTTATAAGAAGGCTGCTAAAGGGGTTCATGGACATGCAGTAAAAGATGAAATTACTTATACTGTTTTTCCACACGTAAGAACTAATACTATAAATAATTACACCCCACAATGGATTAGATCAGACGAGTTGATTGAAGTCATTAATAATTTAGATACTGAAGATAGAATGTTTAAAAACAACGGACTATGTATTTTAATTTATTTAATGATGTTCTCAATGAGAGGAATGTATTCAAAGGATATCGAAAAACTATCAATGAAATCATTTGTGAATTCTACATACGACAACACATCAGAATTTAAGTTTGGGGAAAATAATATGGTTTACAAGCACTTTAGATCAAAAACTAATAAAATGGGTTTAGTATACATGGGATTAAATCCAATAAAAGACATAATAAAGTCAATAAACTACATCATTAATCCAGAGGTTAAATCTATTTTTCCTGTTGGAGGAGGTGATAGTGTTATGAATTTTTTCTGGAAGTCTGAAGCAAGAAGGTTTAAAAAACTTACTAATCACAATTACAAATCAGCAAGAAAAGCATTTAATACAACAGCATCTATACTTAGCGTTCCCGATGCTGATATTAGAGAACTTATGTTTCAAGGTGATAACACCATTTCAAAACATTACAAGGATACTCAAGCACCACTGATGTTAGAAAAGTATACAAAGTTCCACTCCGATATTTTAAAAAAATACAGAGTTTCTGAAATATTTACAATGTTAATTGATAAACTAAATAAAAACGGTATTGCTACTTCTTGATTGAGTTATACTTTTCAAAACCTCTACTTCCAAAATATGCTACATAAATTGTAACTAAAAGTGTCTTTAAAAGTTCTACCCAACTTTCGTCAATTTCAAATGCAATATTTAAACTGTCTAGGATGATGTATAAAGACGTAATAACTGTTAAATAAATCAATGTCAAAGGACGTGTGTTTTTCGACAGCCATGAGTCTGATTTCATATCTGAGTCCCATCTTTTACTAACTTCTTGTAATTCTATTTGATCCAATTCTAAAAGTTTTAGTGCTTTTTCTTTATCTTCTGGAGGTAGTATCTTAGGGTCTTCCTTATCAATTAAGTTTTTTACAATACCCAAAACTCCAGAACTAGGCAATAAATCACCTACGACATCTGCAATTTTTGATCCGCTTCCAAGTAAGAACTTCCCTACTTTAGTGTCTTTAAATTTCTTTTTTGGTTTACTCATCTCCTTCCCACCATTTAATGTGAATCATTATGAATATTATATAAATATTCAACTCAAAGCAATCTTCTTCTTCATCAGGTGTAAAGAATGCCCAACCTAACAATGGACCGATTCTAAACCTTTCTGATATTGCTACAACGTAGCCTAAATTATCGAACATATTTATCTTGTATTGATTTGTATTCTTCTTTTGCGTCATAACTAGGACAGGCTTTTGTAGAGAAATCTCTGTGACCATAAACCTCTGATCCTGGGTAACTAGCACACAGAAATCCAACCAAGTATTCTAGACTGTCAATTTGAGCATCTGTTCTGGTGTCTTTTGGATTCATATCTGCATCACATCCTCCTACATAGGTAATACCTATACTGTATTTGTTATGTCCTTTTACATGAGCACCTGATATATTTATAGGTCGCCCCTGATTAATAGTTCCGTCAATTTGCACAACATAGTGATAGCCTATTTGTGACCATCCTCTTTGTTTGTGCCATGAGTCAATTTCCTCTACTGATACCGGTCTTCCCTCTGGTGTAGCAGTACAGTGTACTACAATCTTATTTATTTTTCTCATTTTTTTAATTTCTTGTAACCATCATAATAAAACAAATCATAAAGAGTATTATCTCTTGCCTCTTTCTTTAAATCTCTAACAGCCAGACCTAATTCTTCTCCTTTAAGATTTCTTAGATAACTTGAGTTTTCTCTTAATATTTTACCCACTGCTTTAGCGGACTCTATTTTATAAACTTGATATTCATCGTCTTTTAAATATCTTTCCTCTTCTAAATCATAATCTTCAATTTTTCTGTTAGATGCACTTCCAACATACACACCTTCACCAACAAAGTGTTTTGCTAAAGGATCTCCTTTTTCTCCCCATGTAAAGTCTAATGGAATAAGTTTTTGACCCTGTTCTGGAATTATAGGGTCTCCATAATTATCTACCATATCGTAAAGACCAGAGTTTGCTATAGGAATATCTCTGTATAACTGATCTATTGCACCTGTAAGAGTTCCATTTCTCCTTGCTTTTATAGGGTCATCCATGATTTCCATGTAACCTCTCACTAGTTGTTTGTGAAAATTAGGCATTGCAACAGCATTTAAAACTCCGAAAGTTTTGTTTGCAATTGCTTTTGCGGGATCATCTGAGTTTAAAATTCTACCAAGATCTGATAGTCCTTGTAGCCATGATTGTTGCAACATACTCATAGCGGTAGTTAATGTTACATAAGAGAATAAATCTGCGTTACCTTCTCCATCTATTGAGTTACCATATTTATCACTTTCATAAAGGGTTCCTGCGGCTGCAAGAATAAAATATAGTGGGTGATCTTGATATGAAAAACTTGCGTCTCCTATGGTCACTGTAAAAGGTTTCCATCCTGCTTTTTTTAACTCATATTTTTTATTAAAGTCTCTTGGACCGGATGCTGATATTTTAAGAACTGCATCTTCGTCATCTGCATGAGTCATAAGATATCCAACTAATCCCATTAAAGTAGAAAAACCCATAGAAGCCTTTATATATAAATCGGCTTTTTCTTCTGAGGATAGAATTCTTGTTTTACCACTTGCCATTCTTACCTTACCTCTGGCTGCGGTAACTGCTCCAATAGGTGTATAATGTAAAAACCTATTAAATACATTTGTTAATACTCTAGCAAATGGTATAAACGTAGTCATTACAGGACCAACATAATCCATCTGTCTTGATTGCACTATAAAATTATACAAGTAACTCAACCCACCTTCTGGTTCGTAATTAAATGTTGTCTTTGCAGCAAAGTCCTCTGATTGTCCCTGAACAGTCATGTCTCTATTAGCCTCCATTAATTCATGAACACGAATCTTAAACTGAGTCGTTCCGTCTTTGTAGTTTTCTAATCTTGCTTCTGCTTTTGCTCTTTCTAAAGACTCTTTTGGAGGATTTATAATTGTTTCTGCTCTTTTTATGTCTTCTGGTGTTGCATTCTTTCCATTCTTTATTCTATAGGCAAGTGCTCTTGCTTGCATTTCTTTTGCAGAATGAAAAAACAATTGATCTCCTGCAACCATTGCTCTTTGAACATATTTTAAAAAGTTCGGAGACCAAGGAAGAAATTTAGAATTTAAAAGCCAATCTGCATTGTCTGTTACTTTTTTAGGTAAAAGTTTACCTATAACAGTATTGTTAGTACTAAACCTCCACCACTCTAGCAAAGTTGGGTTATCAAACTTATTTGATTTATCTGATTTAACTCCTGTTTCTAAAATATGTTTTGCATTTAACCAACCTTTACTAAGTCCTTTTATCATCCCTAATGGTGCTTGAAAAATCGCAGCAGGGTTTCCTTTTATTCCTTCTCTTAATGACGTAACAAACAACTCATTACTGATAGACATTACATTTGCAAATATGTTTTTTATCTGAGTTGGTACACCTGATAATATACTTGCATAAAAATATGCCACAAACACATCCTTAAAATTAGACCCTAGTAAATTCTGAATGTATTTATACTCAAGAGCCATTGCCTCAGATTTTGGCAAACCTTCTGCTGCATCTTCAGAATTATTTTTAAGTCTTTTTAACTCAGTTTCTTCATCTTTTGTTAATGGTTGTTTGCCCGCTTCTTTTAACTTTTTATTTACTAAGGAAACTGTTCTATCTGCACTTAATGCTTTTAGCAAACTAAACGCTTGAATAAATCGACCTGCTTTAGTTCCCTCTTTTGATATCTGCTCTACAATATTATTTATAGATGCTGAAATCAAGTTAGCCTCAGAATCTTTACCTTCTGTCCTTAGTTTTTGAATTTCTGCTTCTAACGCTGTTATAACTTTATTAGTTAAAGCAATTCTAACTTCTGGAAGTAGCCAATCAGGATTAGACTTTATTATAACCACTGAATCCTCTAACCCTAATTTCTCAAACATAAAGTCCGCTTCAGCCTGAGTTATATTATTTCTCTTTGGGATATAAGTTTTTGCTTCGTCTGAAATCTGCTCAAATGTTTCTTCACTTAATACTTGTTCAAGTCTACTTGTATATTTTCTTTTTTCGGATCTAGGAGAATCTTCTGGAACTTTTCCTGTGTACATTTCACCTAATTCTTTTACAGAAATATCTGGAAATCTTTGGTTGAAATATTGTACAATCTCTCCTTCAGTAAATTTACCAAGTTGTTTAAATTTTGTTATAGCATCATATACCTGTTTTTTATTTGTGTCTCCATCTAGTTGAAAGGACAATCCAGGGTTTTCTGATTTATTTAATATTCTTACGGGTGCATACGTTAATCCTACAGTTGTAGGTAGTATTTGAATGTAAGATCTTGCCTTACCATCTTTTTTTCTTGGTCTTCCTATTTCAATATTTGTATCAGTTTCTGGATCAGCGGTATGATCTCTCCAGTCTTTTCTGTCTTTTAATATATGTAATTTAGTTCTTGAATTAGTTTTTTTAGGATCAACACCTATTGCTTTCGGATATGACTCATGTGCATCAGATTTAAATGTTTCTAATTTAGTGTCAATTTCTACTACAGCATAAATCTTATTAGTTTCGGATTCACCTCTAAGTAATGGCTCACCTAACATGTATGATACAGCAGCAGTTAAATTGGCTTTAGAAATTCTTCCACCTGTACCTTTCATTTGATCATAACCAATTGTATCTTTAAAAAATTTAAATACCTGTGCATTGGTTTTAGTTGTTTTATCAGACTTAATAAACTTCATTTTACCTTTAGCATCTAAGGCTTTAGGATTTACATTTTTTGAAAGCCTATCTAAAAAAGACTGAACAAAGAATTTTCTATCTTCAAAAGAGGATTTATCGTTTGCTAGTTTAGTTCTAATTAACTTTAAATTATCCTCAACTGATGACCTGTTTTTTGTATCTGCTCTAAGTCCTGTAATTTTATCAATCATCACAAACTTACCTTTTACTTTTATAGGGTTTCCTTCTTTATCTTTTTTCTTAGTCTTTTTAGTTGTAGTATCATTTGCAGCATTTACCAATGCTCTATTTACTTGTGTTTTATTTAAACCTAAACCATCTATAAAAGTTTTAGTTGTAAATATATCAACAACAGCGTTAGAGGCTGTAGTAGAGGAAAGAAGTTTGCTTGGTTTAGCAGTTACTAATCCCATGTATATTTTACCATCTGGATTCTTTTTAAGAGATTCATTTAGTGTCTTTACTAGTGAGTCAGCACCTGATTCAGTCGAAGCCCAGAAAAAACCTTTTTCATGAAACTTTATAGGATAGTACATACCACCCTTTCCCTCTACAATTATTTCACCATTTTTAGCACTTATTTGACCAGAGAACGCAAAATCTGGAGTATGCAAAACCATATGCTTGTCTGCAAAATACTCAAGTTCTTTGTCTCTTGTGATATCTCCAAAGGCTTCTAATAATTTAAACTTTTTCCCATTCTTGTCATATGAATACAGAAGTCCTGTTTGTGGATCTAAAAAGTTTGCTTGGAACAATAATGTTTGTCCATTATCATCTACCTTAACTTCAGGCTCTACCTTAGATTCTGTTGATACGATTTTTTCTCCTGTTAGTATCTCTGTACTAGCAAGTTCTATAAATTCTCTTAGAGTAAGGTTTTCTATATCACCTTCACTTTTTACATTAAATTTGTTTTTAATAAAATCAAAAAACTCTTTTATCCAATTATCCCAAATACCTTGGGCTTCTTGACTTTCAAATATCTTAGCCCCACGTTGACCAATAGCAATCGCTAATGCTTCATCTAATATCTTATCCTCTGTATATACTTTTTGTAAATCAGGGTCTTGTGCTATTTGTTTTCTTAAATTTTTAACTATATCACTATCACCAATCAGAGACATACCTTTGTCCCACAATTCTTTTCTTTCTTGCTTTGCTAATCTTGTCCACACATGACCAAACTCATGGATAGGTGTATCCTTGTTTGCTGTTTTAGGATTTATTAATACCCTGTTATTTGTGGCATCAAATACACCTCTTGCAGTTTTGGCTCCTTCTGGTGACACACCTTGAGATAGGGCTAAATCTTCTACCGCTTTTGAATCTACAACCACCTCAACACCAGGAAAGTTTTCTTTCAATCTTTTTACTAATGGTGTTAAATAATCTCCATCTGCTTTGGCTGTTGTCACCTCTTCTTTAGTGAATAAAGGTTTTGGATTAGTTACTTGGTCTCCCTTAACTTTTGGATTAGAGTTGGGTGTAATAATTTGACTAGAATCTACCTTCCTTCCATCACCAAAAATATTTGCATAAGCAGGAGCGTTTGCAATTATATCCTTAGCGTCTTTCTTGCTATTAGCATCAACATTTTCACCAGTAACCTTATTAGATACAATCCACGCACCGGCATCAATACCCATTTCTTTTCCGTCTCTGTTGTCTATAATTTCAAAATCCTTAGACCAAGTTTTCTTGTCGGTCTTATTCATTTTATAAACAACCTCCCCTTGACTTTCAGCATCAGTCTTAGAGTTAGGTGCTACATCCATGCCTGCTTCTTTACGCTGACGATCAGACATTCTAGATTCTAACTTAGGATTTATTACAGTCTTAATATCTACCTCTTCAGTGCTTTTAACATCTCCTTCTGTACTAACACTAACATAATCTTCGTTTGTGAGTGTGTTATCTTTTGAAACTGTTTCCCTAAAAAAAACAGCACCTTTTTCATCTGAAATTTGCACCTTCCTGCTACCATCGAGTTGAGTGGTTACTGTAGCAATGTTTGTTTCCCCATTACCATCTTCATATGTAATCTTTTGTTGCGATACAGGTACTTGAGAGTCTTTATATCTTTCTTCTTTTGTTTCTGTTTTCTGGTCACCCTTTACTTTTGGGTCTGGCTTTACAGTTCCATTTAATTCTAATTCAGAATCGTTATCTAAAAAAGAATCCATTTCTGATTTTCTCTCTTCAGTTAGTTCTGTAGGCACTGAACTTTCACCTTCAGTTTTTGGTTCTACTTTAGGCTGTTTCTTATTATTTTCTAGTTCTTCAGCAATAGCGTCATTAGTGAGGGCATACTGTGCCTCTAATACTTTCATCAACGCAGGGTTTCCTTCTGCATTGTCCATTAATCTTTTTATATTATTAGAACTCTGAAACAAACTAAGTAATTTAGATTCTGATTCTTCACTTAATTTATTTGTAGATAGTTTAGCCGCATCTAATTGCGTAAACAAATTTGAAAACTCTGCTTTTTTTGATTCGGCTTGTTCTTTTGTATAATAATACGTGTTGCCGCTTTCAGGATCTATGTATTGTTTACCTACTAAGTTATCTAGTCTTTCAAAGAATTTTTCTTTTGCTTTATACGAAGCGTATGTTGCTTGTTGCTGTAAAGATGACTGAGTTGTAATATTCATTGGACCTGTTGAAGTTCCTGCTGCAAGACCAAATATTCCTGACTCTTCTATTTCTCCCCTAGACCATTTAATTTCAAATGATTTTTCAGGCGACATTACTTGGTTAAATCCACCACGAACTGCATTAACAGCAGGTATTTCTGCTAATTCTTCAAGGAATTCTCTTTTCCCTGCACCAAAAACCTCTTTCATAGCATACCTAAATGCTGTTTTTTTAGATTCTTTACCTCCTTGTGCTAAATACGCAATGTATCTTTCTGTTAATTTTGAGGCTGCTTTTTTTTCACCGATCAAATAGAACTGTGGATTTATCTGAGCCACTGCTGCAACAGCAAGAGATCCAGTAACTGCAAAAGCAGAGGCTTCAGCAGGTGTCATACCTTGTCTTATTGCCTCCCCATAAAGTTGGTTGTGAGTCTGTCCAGTTACAGCACCAGTTAGTGCAATTCTGTTTGCTACAGTAGATTTACTTAAGTAGTTACCTGCTCTTGTTAATCCTGATCCTTTTGCTAGTGCTCCTGTTGCTTTAACTCCAGTACCTAATCCTTTTGTCCCAAACATTAATACACCTAAGTCAGCCATAACTCCAACAAATTTTGGTAAGGCTCCTTCTAGATTGTATTGTTGTTCTGATACATACTCCTCTGGGTTTGCTTCGTACTTTTCTATTACTTGTTTAACTATTTCATTGTCTTGAACTAAATACCCATCCTTATCTCTAACTGTTTTTGCTGACCTGTACTCAGCACCTATATTGTCATCAACAACTAATTGATAATCATCAACCATAGCAACCCTTTCAGATAATCCTCTATCCTTATTACTAGATTGTCCAAGTTGAGCAACCATGTTTGGGTTTTTTTCTTTGCTAAATATTCTCTCTGATGCTTCTGCTAATGAATCTGTCCATCCATATTCGTCATTAAATGAAAGAGTTCTAGGAAGAGATAGTATATCATTTACTCCCTTAGCAAGTGATGATACTATTGGTTTTGATATATTGTTTTTAAACCATTTTGGCTGTGGCATTTGTCCAGGAATTTCTGCGTCTGGAAGGTCATACTTATCCTTCATATCCACATATGCTTGAGCACTCTTTAGGTTTTTTTGATTCTCAACCCACTCAGGGTTTCTAGTATCAAAATTTTCACTTACATCTCTAACATGACCTAATATGTTTATTGCTCTTTGATAGTTCTTAAATTCAGGTAAACTGTTTAGTTTAGAGAACCTTTCTTGCATATCTTCATATGAACCGTACTTGTATATTTTGTTTGATACACCTGTTTGTGTAGGTTTGTTAGACTTATAGTCTGCACCCTCGGACATTATATCATTTATTTCATCTATAAGGTCTTGTTTCCTTGTTGGATCAGTTTCTGTACCAAGTTGATCTTGTAGTATTTTTATTTCTTTTCCTTGGGAATTAAGTTGATTTATTAAAAATCCATATTCATCTCCATAATCTTTCCAGACTTGACTATTTTCAGTATCATCTACAACAGAAAACATATCCTCTGAAAGAAAGTTAATTGCTTTCTGCTCAAAGTCTCCTTTAGCAACACCAGTTAATTTATCATTATTATAATCTAATTGACTAGCAAACAATTCATTTCCTGATGCATTAGAGTAGTTTCTTAAAACATCATAAAAATCTGCTTTTTGAGTTACTAAGTCAGAAGTAGTTGCTGCTGCAACTTTTGCTCTTTCTAATGATGCTTGTTTTTTTGCTTCTTCTTTTTTTGACTTGTTAGAGTCTATTATTGCTTGGGTTCTAGGACTTACTCTTCTTGAATTTCCTCCAGGTCCAGTACCTCCAGATAGTTTTGGATTGCTCGATTTTCTTGCAATATCTGTTGTTTGATCTACAAAAGTAGAAGATGAAGCATTAAATCTAGGTAAGTTATCTGCACTTTCAGGAATATTATTTATACTTAACTTAGGAGCATCTTGAAATTTATCAGCATTGAACTGATCATAGTTATCATAACCCCAAACAGATTTAGCATTATCACCTAAATTATTAAATACTTTTTTTCTGTATTCACCAGATTGCATTTGAAACTTAAACTCATCATAAGTTCTTTTTTGAGGACCATATATTTGCCCTATTTTTTCCCAGGCTGCAAGTAACTCTTTGTCTTCCATGTCTTGTTTTTATTCAGTTGGTTGTCCCAATACTAGTATTCTCATCTTATCCTGGCTAATTGTTTTATCAGATCCGTCATTAAATCTTACCACAAACTTATCTCGCCCTGATCCTAAACCTCTAACACCTGTTTTTATAGATTTTATTGTTTTTGTCGTACTAACACCAGGTACTACTTGTCCAGACCATGATGTATTTAATGCCTTGCTCATTTCAGTTACATTATCATAATTCTGATTGTCATTATTCATTTGTTCAATAGAAAATCCTTCTATTTGAGCCAACGCTGAACCTGCTGTTTTTTGTTGATTTCTTTCATTACTAGCATTTTCATCAGTCAATTGATACTTTTGATACTTAGTACCTGCTAGTGATTGGTTTGCAGGTGACCATTTTCCAGACTGTGCTTCAGCAGAAGTCAACTCAGAAATATTTTTAGTTGTTGTACCGTCTGTAACCGTTTGTCTGATATTAAATGATTTCGATGTATTATTGTATTCAGGTAGACTATTAGCATCTTTCATATCAAACCCATTACCTGCACTTGAAGCCATAATCATTAAGTCATTAAATTGACTCTCGTCATATCTAACAACTCCACGACCTGTATCTATGTAAAGTGCATCTTCGTTTATTGGTCTAAATATTTTAGTAGCAGGTCTACCTGGTGATTTTCCAATACCTGGAATAAGTTTAATATCTTTGAACTGACTAGTTACATCAAACCCTTCTAATTTAGTATTCTGAAACATCATATATTCTTTAGATGTTTTTCCAATAATTGATTGATCACCTAGTAGTGCTCTACTGATTTGTGTTGCTATAAGTGATGACGGATTTGGTTTATTGTTAGAACCACCACCATCAGTTGGTAGTGCACTTTCTCTTTTTTGAGATATACTTGCGTAGTCAGGAATTACTTTCTTCATTTGGTCTAAAACAAACTCTTTTTGAAATTTTAATTCATCGGCTTTTTCTTCTTCATCGGTTCTTGTTTTACCTACAAGTTTTTTATTTACATAGTTGTCCATCATAGCAACGTGAGCCTTACTAGATGTTCCCCATTTTTCTACTAAGTCCTCTGGTACTTGAGATGCGTCTGTATATATAGGCACAGATACACCACTTTTTAGTTTATACATTTGTGTTCTTTCCCCTTGGTAACTACTATTTATCATGGTTTTTACACCACCGATTTCTCCTTCTTTTGTTTCACCACCACCACCAAACTTATACTTACCTAGTAACTCAACAAAATCCTCTCTTACAACATCTTCATTTATATTTTTTGTAGATTTTAAATAACCTTGGTAGGCTTTATTCATTCCTGGAGAATCCAAATCTAAAGAAGTGTTGTCTTCTAATAAAGCAAAGAAAGCATCCTTAGAATAGTATTTTTTATCTTCATCTCCCTCAAACGCAGCACTAGTTCTTTCTAGTAGTTTAGTTACCTGTGCTTGTTTTTGTACGGTCATCCCCAACTCAGCGTTAGCCTCATTTAAAACCTTAGAATAGTTCTTTCCGTTTGGATTCATTTCAGTCATCCTGTCCAATGCTGCCTCAACTTGAGTAACCATATCGTCAGAAAAATGTCCTGAAACAATACCATCTCTTAAAAGTTGTGCTTGTTGAAACTTTGTAGCCTTGTTTCTATTTGTTTGAGCAATAGAACCTTTTATCGCTGAATCTAATAACGCATCTCCTGAATTATCATACCCATCAATACTTGATTTCCCTCCAAAATCTGGAGTTGTTTTGGCTCCCATTAAACCCGGAGTGAATTTTGCCATTGTCTAGTTTTTATGTTATTTTATTTAAAAAAATTTCCTGAAAGACCTGCTGCATTACCTGCTGTACCTAAGTTTGTCATACCTGCACCCATGGCTTTCATTCCACCTGTAATCATTTGTCTAGATGCGTTATTATTGTCCATTGTCATCTTTACTTTTTGATTATATGGATCTAATTCATTTAACTTAAACGCTTGATCTCTGAAGCCTGCTAGGTTTGATAACGCTTCGGACATTCCCTCACGTCTCGCTGATCTTTCTTGTGCTCCAGACACCCTGGCTTTCATCAAAGCATCTTGGGATTGTGCGTCTGCTGAAGCACCAACAGCCAACATATCTTCTAGTGAACCTGAAGATGACTGCACTCTATTTAAAGAATTTGCTTTATCTGTATTAATGTTATTGACTAAATCTTGTTGCTCATCTAAACGAGCATTTACAAGGTTTCGTCTCATTTCAACGTCTTGACCAACTTCCTTTGGTATCTCGTACTTTGGTCTTTGGGCTATAAGGTCATCAATTTCTCTTTGTCGTTTCTTTTTACCAAAAAGACCTTGACCCATTGATATTAATCCGCCTAATGCTTGCGTTCCCGCACCAATCATTCCTGCTGTTATTGCCATATTATTTATTTTTTAAGTTGTATGTCCTTTACTAGTTATAAACCCAATGTTAGAATGTTTAACCTCTAAGTCCTCTTGTCTAAAAGCCATAAACACCTTTATATATTGTCCTCTTAATTTTGTTCCTCTCATCAATCTGTCTCCATATGTAGAGTTTTCACCTACATTCGGGTCGTTTGTATCCCCAAACATTTCTGAATAATAAGTGCCCTCTTTTCTAACATAATCATTAGTGTTTAGATCACTATTCATTGTCCAGTTATCAATTGTTTCAAATCTCGAAATTGTTGGACTTGCATTTCCTTCTACAGAATGTGTCATAAACACTTTAGGCTGAGATGGTTGTACATTCTCTACATACGATATTTGTGTAGGATATTTACCGTTGTAAAAATAATTCTTATTATTGGAATCATCATGAATATATAACTGTCCCTTTACAAAGGAAGCAAAGGTTGTTTTATGTGTAGAAAAGTATTCTGGAGTAAATGAGTATCTACTAACCCATCTCTGTGCCGCTTCACTCCATGCTATTGTTGTTCTACTTCCTGTTTTTATAACCTCAGCAATTTCTTCAACTTTTTTAAATACCCTAACGTTTGTTTGCCATGTATAATTACCTGCATTACTATTTGAATAGTTAAAAGATATTTTTGGATTAGATCCATGAGCAGAAGTTATTGTCAACTCAACACCTGAGTTAGAATATCCAGATGCTAAATTATTTTGTGATAATATATTTGTATCTGCATACCCTAATGTAATATCTAAATCTGCCTGAGCAGTTGTAGCGGTGTCAGAGTCAACTATTTTGTATATAATACCACCACCAAATATATCTCCAACAGAAACATTATCTGTGGTTGTCTGACTTCTAACTGCTCTAACTCTAAAATTATGATGTTTTTCTCTACCAAACTGTGCCCCTCCCCCAGAATTAGGATTAAAAGACATACTAAAAACTGGTGTTCTTATTTGCAAATAACTTGCTTCAAGTGAAGCCCAGTAATTTTTTACAATAGCCCAAACATGATTTTTTCTAAGTTTTGAACCTCCGTTATTTGCGATAATAGGGTCTAATACAGACATTAAATTATATAAAAGATATAACTCATAAACCGTAGGTAGATACCAATCATTATATGTTACTCCATCTACAGTTCTAGATATATCTGATGCAATCTTAGCGGCAGACGATACGTGGTTTGTTTGGTTTATTATTTGAGTAGTATTGTATGCCCCATCTGTACTTGAAGCCCCCGCATAATAATTTTCATTAGTTTCACCATTACTTCCACTAACATTACTCCAATGAATGTTTTCTGATTTAATTGTTTGATAATCACCGCTTGTTATGTTTTCCTCTGCAACAGAATGAGGAGTTCCTTCCTGTAAATCAACAATATACACTGTTTTATCTGTGGTAGTAGGAACCTCATTACTAATATCAAAAACTATCTTGATTTCGTCACCTGGTTTAAAGTCTGTATCTATAGTAAAATTGCTCATATTTTTTATGGATTATAATTCGATGATGGTTGGCTTACGCTTCCGACTATACTTACAGGTGTTGATTGACCAGTTGCATTTGAAATTCCACTGAAACCACTTGCTTTAAAAGTTATAGTTCTGGATCCTCCTAAAAAGTTTCCTGGAACATATACTTGAACAGAATCTATAGTTTGAGTATTTGTAAAAGCAACATCCACATCTTCTGATTCAATAATCATATTACTTACATCCATAACAATAGTTATCTGTCCTGATGCACTACCAGTCGTTTGGCTTTTACTAACGTCTATCTGAACATAACCTCCATTACCTGATACTGAATTACTCTGTAATGTAAATCCTCCAATTCCAAAAGACGTGTCTTCTACTGTATAATTATAAACAGTTCCGTAAGAAGTTCCAATATCATTTTTAGCGTATGCTCTCCAATAATACGTTGCTCCTTCTGCTAATAATCCTACACTAGCCTGATAATTGTATGGGAATGATGATATTGATGTTTGTGATGCGGTGATAGTGGTAACACCAGACTCACCAATTGTTGGAGTAGTATCAGAAATACTATGAACAAACCCTCTTTGAGTTATACCATTTGTACCTGCTGTAGAACCTCCGTTAGAAGTTATCGATCCATTGTAAACTCCTTGTGCTGATTTATAAAGACCTGTAACTACGGTTGGTGCTGTATTAGTTGACGATCCTGTTGACTGACTACTCACAGAACTATATCTTGTTCCAAAATTAGAAATCAAATATGTTTTAGCGTATACTGTTGTATCTGCACTAAGACCTGTAATACTATGAGATATACTTGTAGTGTCACCCGTTATAACTTGTTTGGTCACCCCAGATGCTCCAATAACTGGATTTGTATCCGTTGTAGAGTAAACAAAACCAAACTCAGTTGCAGTTTCTCTATTTAAACTTATTGATGAATTTAATTCTATTCCTGTTGAAGTAATATTATCAAAATCTACAATTGAAATAACTGCTTTTTTTAACGGTCTTGAGTCCATGACAACACTGTCTATATCTTCAGTAATTCCTTGTATAACAATATTAAATGATCCAGGTTGGTAACCGACTACAGAACCAGATTCCTGTATTTCTGTAGCAGATGTTCCTATTCTACTTGATGAAATATCACTACATACTCCTAAAGAGCACTCTGTAAAGTTAGTGGTGTTGTTATTCGAGTTTCCGAACTGCCATGGTACACTTGAGGAACATGCAATTGTTGCAGACCCATTTGATAAAGAAATTTCTTTCTCTTCAAACATCGGAAAAGTTCCTGTAGATGCTCCCGTAACTCTTATTGGAGTATTACCATCAGTTTGGGATCCATATAAATAAGATGTATCGTTTTGATAATTAACAACATTTGACACTATGATATCTCCAGTGTTAGATTGTATTTCTCTTGTTAATTGAATTTGAATAACACTGACATCACCAAATACGTTTGATATTGTTAACGAACCTGTTCCTGCTAAAAACTCACCCTCTGAGTTTGTGCTAAAACCTCCACTACTAGCGTTTACTACTGAAATTGTAGACCCAGAAGGTGATATAACTACATTAGACGGTATTGTAAATGTGTACGGACTTGTAAAACTAAATGAACCGACTCCATCAATAACAGTCATCTCATTTATTATACTCCATGGTTTTATGATTGAAACTGACACTACTTTTGAAGTAGGCTGATCACCTGTATTTATAATATCTATTATAGGCTCATCTGGATAGTAAGGATCTTCTTGCAATACTACAACTGTCTCACCTGTTTTAGGTAAACTTAAAATATACTCTGAGTTATAACCATCGTAAGTTCCTATAACAAAACTATTTAAACTGTCTGAAGTAATAATGTCAGACTTCTCCTTAAAATAAGTCTTCATTTTTACATCTCCAATCGCTGTTAAGCCATTAGTGTTATATTTGACTACGGTTTGGTTTTTTACATCAAACCAAAAAGCACTACCCTCATTGATTGCAACTGACTCAGGATGTTTAGTTCCGTAAGAACCTTTTAAAGTATTTATTGTACCTATAACACCTGATGAAACTGCCAAAAACTGTCCACCACTTGATGACTGCTGTAGTTGTTGCTCTCCTAAGTAAATACTAGATGTTTCGTTTTCTGATATGGCTAACATTACTGTACCAGTTGACTGAGTTTTGCTAGTAACTTTTAATGACCTTAACGGTCCCGTTGCATCGTCTAACCTCTTCTCATCTAAAGCACTAAACTTAGATAAACCATTTATTTTACTACCTGGTATTTTTGTTTCACTGAACACGATACCAGTAGTTTTTATTTGACTACTAACCTCTGAAGGTACTAGATTTGGTTTACCTGTTATTTGAATCCAGTTTAAGAAATAATCAGTACTAGGATTCATAGACTCTGCCGCATATAAATACTCATCAGGTAGATCAACTAGAATATCATTATTAGTATCCACCTTTGCCTCAGCGTCAGTGTTTTGAGTTAAGTCAGATTTCACAATCATATTGACTAAAGTTCCATCTGATTGGCTTACTTGAGTTGGGGTATTGTTATTGAACTCCGAATCAAGTATGTACATTTTATTCTTACCATTATCACCTGTAGCATCAATTGTGCTTCTTCTAAAAAATATATGACCATCATTATGTACAGCACAAATTTTTTCTCCAAAATCACTTTCCCAAAACAATTCTTCTATTGTTGCAAAGTTTTTTGTTACCTCAGATTGTTCCATTGTTACGGTCCACTCATGATGTACATCTCCTCCTGCTAGCCATGTTTTATCTTGATACTCTTTATGATGTACTTTTACTTTACTCCCTGCTTGTATAACACCATTTGGCGGAGATAAATAATGTGAGTATGTTTTACTGTTTACATTACCTAACCCTGCTCCGGATGTTTTACAATTAATAGCCCATTTATCATTTAAAGTGTGACCCGTTGTTGAATTAAACTGTACAGTTAATCCGTCTGATAAAGTTTGAACACCTCCTGTAATAGTAGTTGTATTACCCCATGCATGATTTATCATTCTTTGATTCGCTTGTCTTTTTCTCCATTGAAATTGATCAGCCGAACCAGAAGTTGATGTTATTTTTATTTCAAATCTAAGGTCATGATTTGTGTAAGTAAAATTACCTAATCCTGTGTTAGCACTTAAGTCATTTAAACCAACTCCATGGTAATATGGAAACCCTATGTACGCTGAATGTCCTGCAAAAGGATCATTATATTTATTCTCGGATCTCGCTGAAGACGAAAAGAAATGAGGCTCTAAGTCTGAAGTATCAGCCTTTAAAGATCTTAAATATACATCACCAATTAAATCTCCAGACATATTGGATAAAGTTGGTTGATTATCTTCTTCTCTTATTATTCTACCATTAAAACATTCGTAATAAAATTCGTTTGGTTGTATTTTGTGTGGACTGTATATCTCATACACAATAGTGTGATCAATATTAGCCAAGGAAGTTTGTCCTAAATAATTTACATCATTTAAGTTAACTAAGTTTGTTTTTACATATTTTCCTTCTTGCCCTATTATTGCAAATTCAGATACTTTATTAGATGTTATAAGTTTTATACGGTCACCCTCTTGATAACTATAACCCTGTTTGTATGATGTCAAATCTCCGAGACCAATAGCAATGCCCTCATGATTAGTAGAGAAAGAAATAAATTCATTATCTGAAAAAGTTCCACTTGGTGTTCCTGATAAAGCCTGAATATCATTTGTGTCGTTTACGGGATATTTTTTCTCAACATTTACAGAGAATCCTCCGTTAGAGTCTGTTTCAAAATATCTTATCTTATCTGAAAGATTAGAAATAGTAAAATCTTTAGTTAAATTTTTAGTTCTTACTATAGCATAGTATTCTGCCCAGTCCGGGATTTTATTTATCAAAGACTGATTTATATTAAACCTTATTACAGAATTATAATTACTTAAATTAAGACCACGCTCAGGTGTTATTACTTTTAAACTATCATCTGTCAATACCCCTCCTGTTCTTCCTGCAAAATCATAAAAAGCAATACCTATTTGGTACGCAGAAGAGTGAGCAAAACCAACTTTACCTCCCTTATTTCTATCATACTGAGAAAAACTGTCGCTAAAGTTTTGATTTATTATTTCTAAACTTATATCGTTAGAATCTATTTGTTTTGGATTTAACCTTCCTTCTTTAATATTACCTAAAAACAATCTGTTTCTGGCTATACTTAATGCCTCAGCCTCATAAGGAACTGTATCGTACAACTTAACAGAATTAGAGTCATCTACAGAAAAACCTAAAACATCATTGTAAAAGTCTGCTGTAATAACACCCTCTGTACTTTCTTTTTGTCCTTGAAATACAGTAGCATGTGAAACGCTATCAAATTCTTTCCAAATAAAATACGATGTGTCTTTATCAAACTTTACAGCAAACTGTATTTTATGTACATCTTGAGATATTCCAGTCGAATCTGCCTCGTATAAAGGAAAATCTACCTTAATTTTTTTAGATGTTTTATGATTTTCATTATCCATATCCTGGTTAGGATAATGGTGTGATGTTGGTGAAAAAACACTGGTCTCACCGTCTTTATATACATATCTGTATGCAAAAGTATGTGCCCTAGATTTTAAGAATGACGTATCTCTTGTACTATCTTCTTGAACTGTTGTTTTTAAAGGTAGCATTGGAGGTTTACGAATCAAAGTAACTACAGACTTTTTCATAGGCTGTACATATGGTTCTGATTCGGTTTGATAACCTAAGTTGTTTGTCGCTATACCTCTCTCTACATTTATTCTAAATGGTTCCCTTTCTTCAACACCAGTCCAATACAGTATATCATCTATGTATGCTATACCTGTTATTGGCTTATCTTTGTTAAAATTTAAACTGTAATTAGATTCTAAGTCATTGTCATTTAAGACTAGATATATATTTTCAAACTCAGGCTTATAACAATATATAGCACAGTTTGAAGTGACTTTGTTAATTAAAAAATAAAATATATTGTTTGTGGTAGGATCTTCATACGAGCCAATTACCTTTGTATCTTGATTTACTTGATAATTTGGTATTTTAGTTGTACCATTTACATTAGAAAGCGACCCAGATTTACCTTCAGAAGATGATATTACTCTTGCGTTTAATGCATCTAAATTATCTTCACCAGTATGGGCAAAATTAGAGTCATCAGTATTTAAACCTGCTATAAATGTTTTCTTTGTATTCTCCATTCTTAAGATTTGACAGCAGCATACGTATGAGATCTTAAAGATTTAAGAACATCATCCATCGACAACTGATAATTTCTACTTCTATATCTTTTGTGGGAATGTATCCACTCCTCTTTTGCCATCAACTTCTGGTTCATTGGTATTACTCTGTCGTGTTCTGCAAATCGCCATAAAATATATCTTTCTACAGCCTCTGCCGCATAAGCAGGCATAGTTGTGGCATCTGTACTTGTTTCAGAAAAACCTGTTGTTATATAATCTATAACAATCTCTTTTGCCTTATTTAAAGAAGGATCTAACATTATTTTATTTCTTTCTGGTATTACCATAAAAGAGTTTTTATATGTCGGCTTATGTCCAAAATGCCCACCAGTATGTTCACCTTGATCGTTTGTATGTGTATCATTACTGTCCGAATAAATTAGACCTTGATCAGTTTCAACATCAGGATATGGTATTTGATTCCCATCTGAGTCAAGATTCATTAACCTATTGTAAGAATCTCGTTCTATTAATTTTATTACAAACTGTCCCTTTTCCCAACCAACTCGAACATAATCTACAAAGTCATCAGGTAGGGTTATCTCTCTATTTTCGTCTACAGTTAATTTTGTAGACTTTATTTTATAAGGTGAATCGTATCCTATTTCTTTAACAGCCTTCAATGCATAGTGTAAGTAATGCATATAATAATGTATAGGCTTTCCTGTTGTCAATAGAGCAGAGCGTACTATCTCATTTACTGTGTATATTTTCATATCTGACTATTTGAATCTGATACTTTATCTACTACTTTAGGTAGAGCACCAATTAGTGTTAAAACTTCTTTTACTACTGCTTCCTCCATTTCAACAGGTATCTGTAAATAATCATACTCGCCTTGTATAGTTGGATCAACTATTAATAACTGTATTCTTACTCTTGACTCGTTGTAAGGACTTTCTGTAATATCTGTTAAAAAATTTATTACATTTCCCTCAACCCAATAACCAACTTGTGTTTCTAAAAACTTCAGTTGATCTTGAGATGATATTAAAGATTGTTGACCAGTTTGCAATGGAATATATTCGTCTGCACAACTAGGACTTGAAACCGACCATACACCTATATTTCTAGGAAGGGATATCGGAAAAACAGGTAAGAAAGCATGTACATATGGATTATGAGACGAGTTGCTTGTTAAATCCACAAAGTAAGTTGTAATTAGAGTGTGTGGAGGAAACATCTCCCCTGACTGCATATTAACTGCTAAATGTTCAGTTTTTAGTAGTTTATTTATAGTTTGACCTACTAGTAAGTTAATATCATCTCTTGATATTTCTTTCTCATCATTTGTGCTACCGCCTGAGTATAACCTTAATATTTGGTCTGTTAATTTTCCTTTTGTTATCATAGTCCTGTTTGATTTTTACCTTCTGTGTACTGAATAACATTAACATCTTCTAGGTGAACACCTAAAAAGTTTAAGGCTTTATTTATAACATCGTTTATACAATCTTCTGCCCAATTTAATTCTACACTACCTGGTAACGTATATGTTGCACCTGCGGAAACTGTTGTACCATCTGGCAATGTCAAAGCAGAACCTGCTGTAAATGTAGCGTTAGAACTAGAAGCATTATGAACTATCTTTCTACCATCAACCACATGACTAAACAAAGGTTTAATTGGTCTAGATAAGTACATAATATATCCTGAGTGTTGAACTTCAGGGAACAATTGAATCTTATTTCCAGAGTCGCCTAAGATACCTATAGGTGATGTTGTAGAGGGTGCAGCAACTTGAGATACTAATCTGTCTGCTAACTGATCCTCACTAACAACTTTAACAGGTTTTGCAAAAGTTCTACTTGTTGTAGACGTTGTATAGGCTACAGTTCCATCTGTAACAACATAAGAATTATTAGGTGTATTGTTTAAGGTCCCAACAACATATACACCTAGTAGGTGTAAATATTCTGTTAGACCTGTGAAGTTTATTACTCCTGTTGAGTCGCTAGTAAACTGCTCCCTTTTTTTAAAATACCTTAAGTCATCAGAAATTTTCTGTGTTTGACCATAGGCAATAGGTGGAATAGGTCTACCGGGTTGATGTTGTTTAGGGTTACTATACAACTCCATAAACTTAGACATCTGACCCCTATCAATAGCAGCGTCAATATCTTTATGTGATACATACCCGGTAGTCTCTTTATTTAGAATAAAGACTATATAATCATGAATCTCCTTTATTGTCATCTTGCTCTACATTTTCAGTAGCAGGTTCGATGATTTCACCTGTTTGGATATCAATAGTAACTTCTCCATAAGACTCTTTAAGTCTATCTTGAATTTCTTTTTGCTTTGCACTCACCTCATTCCAAGAAGCAAGTAACGCTTCCTTTCTTTGATCATACGACTGCTTCGCAATTACTAAATCACCCAGTGCAGATTTAATCTCAAATTGCTTCTGGTTATTCTCTTGAACTTCTTTAAGTTCACTTTTTTTAATTGTTGCCATAATTGTATATATAATTTATGTTTGTTCATACAAATAAAGAGAAATAATACAGAGTAGTTGTATTTTTTTACTGTTCAGTTTTTAAGAGAAAATGAATGTTTTTTCGTGACCTAATTTTACAGACAAATCAAAGTTGATATCGTAGCCTGCTGCCTTTATTTTTCTAAAGAAAACAACGTCTTCTCCATAGTTTTTATCAGCCTGATCATCAAACCAAAGTGGCGGTGTAAGTTTAGCAAAAACTTCTTTTTTTATTAGACACCAACCTAGTCCACCAAAGTCACCTTGTACCATTTGATCTTTATGCTTTTTTACATATTCATCATTAATCCAGTTTCCACCACCACCTTCAGAGGGAACTTGACCATCATCACCACCAACCCATGCTGACCATGAGTCATCTGGTTTTATTCTGTATATTCCTGAAACAACAGGAACATCCCTTGAAAGTAGATTCTCTAAGTCTTTAGGATGAAAGGTCATGTCAGAGTCAATAAGTAACATATAATCAAAATCAAACTTACCATCAAAAGGTTGTGCTGAATTATGAGACGTACCCATAACCTTGTCTCTTGATGTTTGTATAAGTGAACTGTAATCAATATTAGATGTAAACACATAACCGTTGTTTACTATCCACATAATTAGGTTTGTCCAAGAATTTAAAAAATTGTTTGAGAATCTGTTTCCTGGGCACGCAATAAAAATCCTTGGTTTGTTTTCATCCCCGCAATCTACACAAGGCACTTCGTTGTTGTTTGTCATTATTGTTTGTTTTAATTAAAATTTATTTAAAGTAGCGGATCATAATAAGTATCTTCAATGTTTCCTGGGTCATGAAAAGCGTTGTAAAAAGCAATGATATTATAATTACCACCACCTGGAAAACCACTAGATGAAAAGGAACTGGTTGGATAACTTCCGCATCTCCATCCTGTTCCATTAAAAGCAACCTCAGATCCTGCACTACTGTTTGTTTGATATATTGTGTTTCCTATAGTCCAAGAACTTCCTGCACATTGATGAATATAAGCAGTACTCCAAGATGAACTATTAAATCTTTGATTATAACCGGCACTCCAAGCACTTTGTTTAGAACCATATTGGTAAGCGGTTGAAGAACCACTTCCTAATATCGGTACTGCATACATTGTTCCATTATAAGAACAAGACCCGTTAACATAGAACTGATCAAATGAAGCATATCTTGTTGCATTTGCATTTGGGGTTGATCCAAAATATATTGTTAAATCTGAACCAGAATTAAGGGTTCCTGTAAATGTTTGGTATCCTGTTGACGTATGAGTATGAACTAATGTTTGATTTATTAAAGTGTATCCTGTAGTTGAGGTCTGAGTTCCTTTATATATTTTTAATTCACAGTGATCGCTATATTGTCTGTAAACTCTAATATTATAAGTTACTGAACCAGTAGAATTGTTTCTATACCTACCAAACCTTGAGATGTAATCTAACGAATTTGAAGCACCTGTCATTATTGCTCCGGTCGCCCCCGCAATAGCGGTTGCACTACTACAACCTGTTTGTGTTCCAGGGGTTAAAAAGGTAGTGTCTATAATTAATAAACATTTACCAGTTGAACCTGAAGCATCGTGATCATAACCGTACCACTCACTCATAGCGTGAGGTGCAACCGAGTCAGGTTTATTTGCAGAATTTGTATTAGTAGCATCATAATCTTCACCATTAACAGTAGTCGCACCACCCAAAGTAATGTCTTTTAGACTATACGGACCGTAACTAGTGTCCACATCAGTATAGTCATTTTCTAACTTTTCTGCTGCTAAAGCAGAAATATTTAAGGTTCCACTGCTAGGTACTGCCATTTATTCTTCGTTTTGTGCATTCTGTGCATCTATTTCTTCTTGACCTGGAGGTAATTCTTCCCAAGGCATTTTTTCTGGTTTTA